GTTGTTGCAGTATTGGAATCTGTCAGGGAAGCAGTTTCAGTTACTGATCGGGCAAATGTAGCTGCTACCGCTTGAGTGGTTGATGTTGCTGCTGTTTCTGTCCGGCTAACGGCAATGGTTAAAGCAACCGCTTCAGTTGTTGAAGTGGCTGCTGTTTCTGTGATGGAAACGCCATAAGCCGCTGTTGCGGCCTCTGTAGAAGTAATTGCTACTGATTCGGTTACGCTGTCTGCATAGACATCACCGCCACCCCAGTAGCCATCACCCCAAGCGTTTACACCCCAGCCGGTTGCCATCTTAGGTCAGGGTAGCCGTATAGGTTACCGCGATGGTATCGCCGTTGACCACAGACTTGGAACTAGAGAAGTCCCCTGCGGAGAACAAAGTCCCAGTTGTGTTGTCTTTGGTAGCACTGCCGCCAATGTTGATAAAGCATCCTGCCACGGTTCCGGTGCTGGTCATGGAGAACGACACTGCCGAAGAAGTAGCCTTGCTGCCTGCTGATGCTGCGCTAAACGAAGGAGTGGGGCGATTACCAGAGTAAGTGGGGGCATTTGCCAGACCAACTTCCAGCCAAGTTGCGTGGGATGCTTGCGTATCCGCAACCACTGCTGTACCGGTTCCTTTGAGGCCCATAACTACTGCACCGCCAGCCACATTACCAAGCGTGGTGTCCAGCGTAAAGTTCTTACCAACGGTGGTAACTAGGTTCTCAATATCGTCTTCCCATTTGATATTACCGGCAATATCGTAGCAAACAGCGTGGTAAGTACCGTGGATAGACATGGAGTCCTCTGGCATGGTGTTGTACTTGGTGACTGCTTCTGCTTTATCAGTCGCAATAATTTTGTCGTGGGACATAGATACTCCTTAATTAGACGAGCGGATCAATGCAGACGTTGAAGTATTTGACGGCATTGTGATTGTAAAAGTGGTGGTTGAAGTTTTGTCAGAGCCAAAATCCAACACGGCAATAGATTTATTACCTTTGGTAACGTTATAAATTAACGCACACCGGGTAGTCAAAGCAGATGTCCAAGATACATTACTCCAATTAACATAAGCTATGTAATTGTCTGTATTGATAGATACGCCCGTCAGTATCTTCCCGCCAGCCGTGTAACCTGTGGCTATAACCTCATTGGAACTGGAGTAAACAGTTGTATCTGCGTTTAAATTGGCACTGCCCGTATAAAGAGCAATGTAAATAGTATCTGTGGAAAGATCATGGATACCCTGATACAACTCTTTTTTAAAGCTGGTGGTTTGGGTTTGGACTATGGTACTCATGTTACCGCCTGTCTATATTGACCGCTACGGTAAGCATCCTGACGCTCCATACCATCACCCAGACGTTTAGCCAGAACAAGTGCTTCTTTGTATTTAGTGTCATACAAAGCCATCATGTCTGCCTCACCTTTCATGTAGGTGTACGCCTCAACCAAAGAACCATACAGCAGAACGGTATCAAAATTATCGCCAAGCCATGTTGTGCTTGCGGTAACAATTGATTCTGGATAATAGTAATAGTGGAGTTCAACGTCATAGTTGGAATCCGGTGTCGGGCCAACAATAAAAGACAACTCCGCAGCATTAGTGGATTGAGGGCCAAACAGCGCGTAATACTTGGGCGATCCAGTATCGTTTGGCGTTGGATATGCCTGACGGATAAAGTTAACATCCTTGTTTAACAAATACTCATATGTGCCTGTATTCAGGTTTGCGCCTGTTACGTTTGTAATCAGTGCCATTGAGTAAGAGGCCAAGAAGTCTGTTGGACAAGCCATGTACTTGTTGCCACTAGTCATTACGCCCGTTACATTCTTACGAATGGATGGAAACTGAACTGAGTTATAAATCCGCTGCTCCGCCTGTTTAACGAAGACAGGAATCTCCGCCACGAAGTTAGTCTCCGTGTTCTCCGTATAGGCTTGAATTGCAGTAGATAACTCAGCGTAGTTCATGCCATTGGGCCTCGTGACATTACGCCTTTAGTGGCTGCACCAGTCCCACGGATTTTGATTCCGCTGGTCTTGGTTGTGCTATCACCATTGTTAATCATGCCTACGCTCATTTTCATGGTTGATAAGCTGCTGATGTCTGAAGGCTTTCCGGGGTTAGCGGAAATGCTCATAGCTTTACCATTCATAGTGTGGGGCTGTGCATAAGTTGAAGCACTGCCAACTTCCTTGCCCATCATTTTTTTACTGTAAGCCATGATTAACCTCCACGCGAAGATTTGCGCTGGTTCATCACCTTAGCCATGCCACGCCCAAGGGTACGCATCTGCATATTGGTTTTGCCACCTTTTGCAAGCTTCAAAGCCGTGCCTTTGCCGCCTTTGTGTTCTTGAGCGTCATGTTGTTTAAACGCTTTTTTAATCATAGCTTTGTCTTGGGCCAGATCAGATTTTTCCATAATTCACTCCTAAGAAACAGATATTGTTACCGTACCAACACTTGCTGTTGCCACCAAATAATTGGGGGTCAATGCTGTATCAAAAAAACTAGCTCCACCTACTGGATACCAGCCCCACTGTATATCCCTTGATCCACCAGCCGGATAACCGTTTACATTGTTACCCGATGTAACGTAAGTGGTATCCCTGCGCGGGTTTCTCAAAGCTTGTGGATCTTCTACAGGGAATGTGCCAAGCATCAGTTGTGGTTGGTCTGGATCCCAGCATTCAGGGCATACAAGCAGTTGATATTTCCTTTGCTTGATTATCTCAGTCTTTAGCTTCTTCAGCAAATACTGTTGCCCGCAGCGGTCACATTCTGCAATTGCTTTCTTACCGGAAGCAAATTGATTAGGCATTATGTGTTACCAATAAACATTTGCCTTGGCACAAAACGAATAGCCGCTGTTTCGCGGTCTTCAGTTGCAGCCAATTCCCATGCCTCATCATATTGAGATTTCAAGATATCTAACCGAGTAGCGCCATTTGGCACTTTAAGCGCCAAGTAATAAGCCAGACCAGCCACAAGGCAGGGCAAGAATCTGAATGGTATATCCATTGTGTTTGTTCCGCTGCCAGCATCATCAATACGGCGCATACGCCAGTAAATAAACTGGTACGGCGTGGAATTGTCCGGAGTAGGCCAAAGAGTTACAGAAGGAAGATTTTGCGTGTAAACGCTTACTCCAGCCGTATGCGATGCAGCGGTAGTGTTGTTCTGTCCACGGAAACAGTTATATAGGGTATTCCCTGATATGTATCCATAGTTGATTGTTTCTGATCCAATCAAAACGAAACCAGTAGCTGGCAAGCCAACAGCAGATGCCACAACAATTGTGGTGTCTGTGGCTGAAATGGTTGTGCTTAGCGTTGTGCCTACGGAGGATGTCTGCCCATCTAAACGCTGAAACCAAACCTGAATCGGGCGGGCTTGTTGTATCTTGTTGGGGATTGTGGCGTAGGTGCTAATACTGATCCGGGTGATTGTTAGATCTGCCTGAGTGGATGCAGTGTTAGATCCCGTGCGGATAACGTGTTCCAATAAGTCCACTGTATCGACAGGAATTGGATATGTGTTCTGCCCAGCGACAAGATTAATTGTCCCTTGCTCAAACGTCCACATATTGATGCCACGATTGGCCCAATCTGCAAACAAAAGATTCAATGACCGACGGGCAGTCCGCAGATCATAACCAGAGCGCAACTCCGAACCAGCGCGTTCAAACGCTTCCTCTACAATTTCCGTGAGGTCAAGATTAAACGTTGCTGTGCCGGAGCTAGACATTACGCAGCCCTCATGTTGTCAATCAAATTAGGATATGGGCGACCGGCAGCTTTTGCCGCCGCTTTGGCTTTTGATTTCTTGGCTGAACTGAGCTTCTTGGGTGCGCCAAGGCTTTCAGGACGAGGCTTGCTCCACACTTCTCCGCCTTCGGCGTACTGCGTGAAGTCAGTGTTATCCCTACGCGCCTTGCGTACACCTGTTGGCATCTTAGAGGGCATGATAGCCCCCATGCCACGACTGGCTCTCATTTCATCATCCCACCGCCACAGGCAATAAATACTCCACGGGTTTTACCCCGTTGAGCAATACCGTCTGCGCGAGAAGAAGCTGAACCACCAGCAGCCATTTTCTTGGGTTTAGGACTTGGCGGAGTTTTATCTGCCTTGTCATACGCCGTAGTATCTTTGGAGCGTTGTTTAGCTTCTGCTACATCTGCCGGGGATACGTTAGACATATCCTGATCTGGCGGGAATATTGGTTTATCAGCCATGATTAATCCTTAGCACATCTTGCCGCGAGTCTTGCCTTTTTGGGCAATGCCATCTGCACGACGAGAAGCAGAACTTACAGATCCACCGGAAGCCATTTTGACTGTTCCGCCTTTTTTAAATCCAAAGGCTGCTTTGATACGATCATTAACGGAACGAGTATCTGTCGGGCCAGAGCCACGGCCCATACGCTCACGGCTTAGTTTAATGCGCTCACTCAG